GTGACCGCTGGACCTTCAGCGCCGAGGGCGGCGAGGCGCGCTACCGCATCGACGGCGGCAGCTGGACCACCGTCGACATCGCGGCCACCGTGTCGCTGGCATCCGGCATTAGCGCGTCATTCATCGCCGGGGCCACCCCGTCATGGGCAGTTGGCGACACGTACCAGTTTGAGATGCTGGCCAGCTCCGGCGTGGGCCGCTCCCGCGCTCCCGATGATGAATCGATGGCCTGGACCGGATCGACGCTGATCGACGTCACCCCGTCCGGCAGTGGCGCTGCCGATACGCTGCTGCTGTCCGCGCATACCATCCCGAGCACGGCGACGGTGACGCTCACCGGCAGCAACGACGACTGGTCTACCACGGCGTTCACTCAGGTGGTCCCTTGGGCGTCCGGATCGATGGCGGTGCTGTTCGACTCGACCACCTGCGCAAAGTGGCGCCTTGCGGTCAACGATAGCGGGAGCATCGGCTGGGCCTATCTCGGCGTCCCCGAGCGCCCGATTGTCAGCGGCACCGCGGCCACGGTTGAGCACGGCACATGGCGCCGACGTGCACGTCTGGCCAACGGCCAGCGCACCCGCGCACTCGGCGGCGTGATCAGCCACGACAGCTGCACCCAGGCATCGGTGGACGATCTGCTCACGGCCTTCGAGTACGCCTGCACCAACGACGGTTCCCGCATCGGCGCCGTCTCGCCCGAGGGTGAGGCGACGCTCTGTACCATCGCCGACGAGATCGATATCGACGATGCCTATGGATTCCAGCCCGCTGCCGCGTCGCGGCGTGTGGGGCTTTCACTCACGCTGACACCGAGGTAACGACCGTGGCAAACATCCGCCCCGCGCTGGCTCTGCGCAATGCACTCGCCGACACCGTGAATACGGCGCTTAATGCCGGCTCTGGCCCGGCAACCATCGAAATCTACTCGGGCACGATCCCGACGAATGCAGACACGGCAATCGGCGCTCAGGTGCTGCTGGCTGTGCTGACCTGCACCGATCCGGCCGCGCCGTCTGCCAGTGCGTCCGTGCTCACGTTTTCGTCGATCACGGGCGACTCGTCCGCGAATGCGACCGGAACCGCGACCTGGGCGCGCGTCAAGGATTCGACCGGCGCGACTGTTTTTGATTGCAGCGTGACTGCGACGGGCGGCGGCGGCGTGATCACGCTCAATACGACGTCGATTGTCTCCGGCTCGCCGGTGTCGATTACGTCCGGCACGCTGACTGTCCCGACGAGCTAAGGGCTCCAGGTGACAGCTTGGAATCCATCCGACGCTAACCCGGGGTCATGGGCGTTCAGCGGCGGCGATCTGATCGCAACCGTCGCGTCGGGCGGGTCGTGGCTGTCCGTTCGCGCCACTGACCCGGTCGATGCGGCGACGGCTGATCATTATTTTGAAGTAGACATCACAACGTTTGCGGCCTATGCGATGGTGGGCATCTGCTCATCGTCGGCGCCGCTGGATGCAACGGGGTTCTGGTCTGGCTCCGATGGATGGGGATACTTTTCTTCCGGCGGCGACGTCTACTCAAGCGGCACCCCGACAGCATACGGCTCCAACTACACAGCCGACCGCATCGGCGTACACCTCAAGGCGGGAAAGCTCTATTTCCTGCTTAATGGCGTCTACCAGAACAGCGGCGACCCCGGTGCGGGAACCGGATACGCCTATAGCGGCATAACTGGCAACGTTTACCCCGTGTTGGCGATGTATGACACGGGTGGCGAGGCCACTGGTGCGTTCACCGCTGCGGATTTAATCGACCTTCCGGCCGGGGCAGATGCGTGGGACGCTGGCGGCGGCGCTTCAACAACCGGCGCGCTGGCGGGCGACCTGCCCGGCATTGCTGGCGCAATGGTCGGCTTGCTGGTTCCGGCCGGAGAAATGGCGGGCGATGTTGTCGGCATCGCTGGCAGCCTATCCGGTGAGTCTGGCGTCATTGGCGCAGTAGATGGCGGGCTGCCTTCGATTGCTGGCGATTTCCCCGGCGGACTTGGGTTCTTCGCGCTGATCGCTGGCGACATTCCGGGCATCGGCGGCGAGTTCGCGGGACTGGCCGCGCAGTCTGGCGTGATGGCGGGCGACCTTCCGCTCATCGCGGGCGAATTCGTCGGCGGCTATTCCGTTGCTGGCGCTGCCGCTGGCGAGTTGCCGCTTATCGCTGGCGTGTTCGCCGGGTTCACGTCGATTGCATCGACGATAGACGGAACGCTGCCGCTGATTGCCGGCTCGTTCGTCGGCGGCATGGCGACCGTCGGAGCCATTTCTGGCGATCTTCCGCTGATCGCCGGGGCGTTCAACGATGGGCCTGTCGGAGTCATCAGCGGCAGTCTCCCGCTGATTTCCGGAGACGCGCCGGGATACGTTGGCACGGCAGCCGCTGGCATCTGGCTCTATCTGCACACGACCCCACCGGCCCAGGTCTACCAACTCGACGCGCTCCGTGGTCGCCTGAACCCGCTGCTGCCGCAAATGCGGATTCCGTTTGACGTCAGCGACACCGCAGCCCAGCTCGGCACGCAAAACGACTCCTTCCGCGTACGCCTTGAGCGCCCGTCCGATCGACTCCGCGGCATGCTGTCCGCGCAGGCACCCTACGGCGTGCGCGTCGACATCATGGACGGCGGCACCTTGTCGCGTACCGGCATCGTCGACGGCGTGGCGGCCGACGCCGGCGGCGACTTCGAGTTGGACTGCCAGGCGTCAGGCTGGACCGACGATCTGCCGCTGCGCACGAATGCCGACCTGGGCATCTTCCGCGACGTCGAACGCCTGCCGTGGCGCTACGGCCGCGCAGTGCCAGGCAAGTGCATCCGCCTGGGGGCAACCGGCAAGCGCTGGCTGTGGGCAGATCACGCATCGTCGCGCATCGCATCCGTCACGGTCGATTCGCTGCCCTATGACGGCTGGCAGTGGCGCAACGAGACTGACGCCGAAGGCAACGCGATTACGGTCATCGAAACCGTGGACGCGCTGGAGGAAGGCGCAGACATGGTTGCGGTGGGCGACGGCGCCATGGACGTTCTGTCCGGCACGCTGATGACCAACCCGGCCGACATCGTGGGCGACCTGTGCCGGCGTGGCGGTATCACCATCGATCGCGGCCAGTTCAGCGCGTTTCGCGTTGAGTGCCACGCGCGGCAGATCGAGATCGCCGGCAGCATCGAATCGGGCAGCCTGCAGTCTGCGCTGGCCAGCATCGCCGACTCCATCTACGCAGCATTCAGCCGCAGCCTGCCAGGCCTGATGCGCCTGCGCCCACGCAGCGCGCCCGCCGTCACCATCCGCGCCGCGGACACGCCCGCCGGCAGCGCATCCCGCGACAGCATCGCCACGCGCCTGCGCATCCGCTACGCGCTCGAAGACGGCAAGCCGCGCGCCAGCATGGCGCTGCGTGCGCCCTCGGTCGAAGCGCTGCGCGGCATCGTCGTGGCCGAAGTGACGCTGCCGTGGGTGAGCGATGCGCGCGTGGCCGCAGACGTCGGCGGGCGCATCCTCGGCGATCGCGCCCGCCCACGCTACACCGTCCGCGCCGCCCGCCAGCTGCGCCGCATCGTGCCCGGAGACGTCGTCACCGCATCCGTGCCATCGCTCAACCTGAGCGGCCCGGCGCTGGTCACCGCGTCCGCCATCGCCGATCGCGGATCGACGCCCGTGATCGAGATCGCCGCCGGCACCGCGCCGGCCACCGAGATCCTGTCCAGCTCCATCGCTTACACGCCCGAGCAGTACACCGGCGCGACCGTGACGACGCAGGGCAATGACCGCGTGATCGTCATCACCGACAACACCGGCGCCCCGCTGGCCGGCGCGGCCTGCCTGCTCGACGGCGCCACGACACGCTTCACGGACGGCGCTGGCAAGGTCGCCTTCCCGCTGTCCCTGATGCCACCAGGCCCCCACACAATCTACGTCACCGCGTCCGGGTTCGACCCGTTCACGCTCACCGTGGTGGTGTCATGAGGCAGCGCATCCGAGCCGTCCCCGCCACGTCCAGATCGCCGCCGGTGCAGATCGGGATCTCGCTGACGCCGACCAGGCCGCCAACCGCGGCGTGCCCCGCGCAGGCCGCGCCGGTGCCCGGCGGTTGCGAAGTCTCCGGTCCGTTCACGGCAACCGGCGTCGCCCCGTACCTGTTCGGCCAGCCCTGCGGCTGGCTGGTCTACATGCTCGGCATCGGACCGACAGACACCGTGGTTTGGTCAATGACCTGGGACGACATGGAGTCAAACCCGACCGCGGCGTATTTCATGCTCGATGAATCCGCGTTTGTGGACGCGCCAATGGCCGCGCAAGTGGTCAGCACCGAAAGTTTCGACGTGACCAACATCAACATCTATTGCACCGTCAACGGCGAGGTCTACGGGCCTGTGGTGATCGAATGCGTAGCGT